AGGCAACTGGGAGCAGTGGTGCATACAGTGGATGTCTGGGGCTGATGGCACCCCGAATGGCTCTGAGGAGTCTAAGGCGACCCAGGGAATTGAGCTAATCGACCCTCTGTCTGTGGCTACGCCTCACAATGTACTGCTATGATTTTTTTGCTAATAGCATTGCAAATACTTGACGGAGCAACAACGTACTACGCGATTGCCAAGAAAGGATTAGCAGAGCGCAATCCTTTAATTAATTGGCTGATTGGGAGGCTTGGGTTAGTGCCATCTATTTTGCTGGCAAAGACTAGCGTTATAGCCCTGCTCGTAACCCTTCCATTCCCCGCCTGGTTAATCTATGCGTTAGCGGGCCTTTATCTTTATGTGGTAGGAAATAACCTTTATAGGATTGCGGAATGAGCATAACGACATACGCCGAGCTAAAAACCTCAATAGCAAGCTGGCTAAATAGGGATGACTTAACATCTACGATTCCCAGCTTTATCTCGCTTGCAGAGGCGCAAATTAACCGAGATATTCGCCATTATTATATGGAGAACAGGGCTACGGCTAACGCAGACTCTCAGTACCTTAGCAGACCAGGCGATTGGGTGGAAACCATCAGGCTGCACATAACGTCAACAGGCACAAGGGTGCTGAACCTAATTTCAAGGGCGTCAATGGCAGACAAGCGCCAAGGGGCTGAGAACGCGACTGGTGAGCCTGGGTTTTATTGCCACGCAGAAAGAGGATTTGAGCTTTTCCCAACCCCAGACGGCACCTATGAAACCGAACTGCTTTATTATCAGAAAATTCCGGCATTGAGCGAACAAAACACCGATAACTGGCTTCTTACAAATCACCCAGACGTATATTTATACGGCTCCCTGCTGCATTCAGCCCCATTTTTGGCAGATGACGCTCGAATACCTGTGTGGGCGCAGTTATATTCTGCGGCGGTGCAAAGAGTAAACGATTCCGGGCACGAGGCATCTATGTCTGGATCGGGCCTTACCTTGAAAGTTAGAGGCTTAGGATGAGCCTATCAAATTATCTTGAAAACAAGCTATTAACCCATGTTTTTGGCGGGACATCTTATGTGCCTCCTGCCTCCGTATATGTGGGGCTTTTTACATCAAGCCCAACGGACGGCAACATAGGGACTGAAGTTTCTGGCACTGGGTATTCACGTCAGTCTGTCTCAATGACCGTTGCCGGAACAACGCCGACCCAGGCATCATCATCTTCAGACATAGAATTTGCTCAGGCCGCAAGTGATTGGGGTTTGGTAACGCACATTGGTTTGCTAGACGACTCCACATCTGGCAACTTGTTAGCGTGGTCTGAAATTACAGACCCAAACGACGACCAAGCGGCATTACCTAAAAACATATTAAACGGCGATGTTTTGATAATTTTAGCTGGGAATTTAAAAGTGAGGCTAGACTGATGTCAACCATAACGCTAAGAAACACAAAAGGGTCGGCATTGACCCATACCGAAGTGGATAACAACTTTTCAAATCTAAACAATGACAAGTATGAATCAGGTGATAGCCCTAGCTTTGCCGCTGTAACGGCAACAACTGTTGATATCGGCTCGTGGCAAATAAAGCTCAGCACAAACGACCTGTTGTTTGAGTACAACGGCACTGCTGTTTTTAAGATCACAACGACCGGAGCAACGATTGCGCTTGATGATGTTACTGCGTTTGGAACTCCGTAATGCCAATACCAACATCTAAACCGCTTGCTATGTCTACTGTACAAACAGAGTTTGGCGGGACTAACCCTATTAACCTAAGCGAGTATTACGGTTTAGGCAATGCTCCTGCGTCTGGAGAGATTACGCTGTGGGCTGACTTCAACGGTACGTCTAGCGAGGCGACGGTAACTAACGTCAGCCAAGAGTACAACTGGTACGGTGATTCAACGCTTGCTACCGAAGACACAGCCGTTAGCTCTGCTTTGACTAATGCATCTACTGCTAGTAACTACGGCGTTAACGCATACAATTTGTACAGCTACATTGATACGGGTGAGCCGTGGCTGGGCAAAACAATTACCGCTTACAGTAACTTAAGCATAGAAACAAAATTAAATACATACAGAGACCAAGACGGATCATTTCTTGATCCCCCTATTGTAATTGCAACTACGTCTGTAGATTACAGAGCACTAGACAACGCAGGAGTAACCGTTGCACAACTTGGTATTGACACTCATAGCGCCACATTAACAGCAACAACACGCACAGCAAGAGACAACGCTGATATTACTGGCGCAATGACAGACGCCCAGATTAAAACGTGGCTGTCTCAAGGATGCCCGTTACGTCACCGTTACCTTGATGACGACGACTCTGATGTCGACAGATTCGCGTCGGTTGATACACCAGATGTTTACATTGTTAGAATCAAAGCAGACTCAATAACCTACATACCATAGAGTAACTAACAAGTGACTTATTACGTTCAGGCAGATTATTGGGTCAGCGGGTACGCAGTAGGCGATCCGTTACTTGCCGCATCCGTCATCAGCGGCAATGGTATAATGCAAAGCTCGTGCAGATTGCTTTGGGATAGCGAGGCGGAGCCGTCTTCCGTTTGGAACAATAAAAATGAACCGGCGGGCGACTGGGTAAGCGTCATAGAGTCAATCCAAGTTTGGAGATAAGTAATGCCTAATTTAACAACATCCTACTCATTCAATAAGCCGGTAGTGGGCGGCGATGATAATGCCTGGGGTGGATATTTAAATACCAACTGGGACAGTGTTGATGATTTGCTAGACGGCACGTCCACCGTTACCGGCATGGCAATCACAAACGGGGCGTTTACGACTCCATCGCTCACAGGAACCCCTACAGAAGAAGTTTATACAATTTCAGGCACGTCATATAACGTCGAGCCTGATAATGGGTCAATTCAGACGTGGGCGCTAACCGCCAACTCAAGCGCCTCGGTGACAAACATGGCGAACGGGCAGGCCATCACAATGATGATTAGCGACGGATCTAGCAGAACTCTTTCATGGTCAGGCGTTAGCTGGGTTGGAGGCTCTGCCCCAACGCTAGCAACATCTGGATACACAGTAGTTGCGTTATGGAAGGTGGCTTCCACCGTGTACGGCTCTCATATTGGCGATACAGCATAATGGCTTTTAGCTCTGAAAAATTGAGGGCCGCGTCTTCTGGAGAGGCAGGAGTTACTGGGTTTATTGGGTTTGATGAAATGGCGGAGGTGACGCTACCAAGCAGCTTTACGGTGGCCTCTGCTAGCGCAGAAAATGGCGATCTTCTTATTGCCGCCGGTCTTCAGGACAATACTGGGTACTTAATATCAACCCCGAGTGAGTTTACTTCAAGACTTAACGATACAGGCACGAGATTTTTTGCATTTACAGATGACGCATACTCTGAGGGTTTCAGCACTGTAAGCATTAGTGCTGGCGCGACCGATACTTGTTCGGCGGGGTTAGTAGCATTTCGTGGTTATGTTTTTGACGATATTGGAGACCTCAGCAATTTAGGGACAACGGTTCAACCAGGCAGCATTACGCTAACATCAAATGACAGTATCGTTGTTTGCATTGCCGGGCACTTTGGGGGAGCAAGCGCATCACAATTTTCTCGACCCGCTGGTTACACCCCTATTTTTCGCACATCACAACTAGTCAATTCTCCAGACCCTTATGTCTGCATATCGTATTTAACGGGCGTAAGCTCAGGGTCTTATACATCTGGGACTGTATCGCTGAGCGCGACAGGTAAGGCATTTCTAATAGGATTGAGGCCGGTATAATGTTTATTAAAGTAACTGATGGCACCGCTGTTGCATATTCAGAGCGTGAACTAAGGCAAGACAACCCAAACGTCAGCTTTCCATTGGTATTGACGGAAGACGTCCTTGCCGATTTTGACGTTTATGAGGCGCAGGAAGTTAGCGAGCCGTATGATGATGTTTTGTATGTAGGGGTAAAATCTTACGTCTTAGATGACGGGGCGTGGAAGCAAGTATGGTCGCTTTCCCCAAGACCAGAAGCGGAAGCGAAAGCGCGGTCTCAAGCAAAAATTACAGCACAAGTTCAAGAGACACTTGATGCGTTTGCTCAAACAAAAAACTACAGAGATATGTTTAGCGCGGTTGGATATGCTAGCTCTACTAGCGCAAAATTTGCAGAAGAAGCGGCTAGGTGTATCGCTCTTCGGGATCAAACATGGCTGAAGTGTTATGAGATTCTTGAAGAAGTAGAAAATGGAGCTAGGCCGATACCGAGCAGCATTGACGATATTGCGTCAGAGTTGCCAGACTTAACTTGGAGCTAAGATGCCTCTCGTTAGCCTTGATATACCACCTGGAATCTATCGTCACGGAACGGATTTAGATGCCAAAAATCGGTGGCACGATTCCAATTTAGTTCGATGGAAAAACAATTCTTTGCGCCCTATCGGTGGCTGGGAATCATACGTCAACAGTTCTGGGACTGCCATTCAAATCACCGACGGCTCTGGCACTCAAACAATAGCCAGAGGAGCCGTTTCTTGGGTTACTAACTCAAGCGCAATTTACCTAGCGACAGGGACTTACAATAAGTTATTTGCCATTCAAGCAGATGGCACAATTTTAGATATAACACCAGGAGGACTTACCGCGGGCTTAATTGATGCAGGTGAGAACCTTGGTTATGGCGGAAAGTCTTACGGTTATGGCACCTATGGGACGGGTCGGACATCGGACGGCGCAACAGTTGGGGCAACGGTTTGGACGTTGGACAACTGGGGAGAGTATTTAGTTGGTTGCTCTACCGCAGACGGCGCTATTTACGAGTGGCAATTAGGTGCTGGCACCCCTGCCGCAGTTGTAGCGAACGCGCCAACTGGAAATCAGGCGATCGTAGTCACAGCAGAGCGTTTTTTATTTGCTCTTGGCGCATCAGGAAATCCCAGAAAGGTGTCGTGGTGCGACAAAGAGGACAACACCACATGGACGCCATTAGCCACTAACGAGGCTGGAGACATAGAGCTAGCAACAAACGGACGCATTCTTGCTGGGGCAAGGGTAAGGGGCAGAACCCTTATTTTAACGTCAACGGACGCCCATATAGCGATTTACAATGGCCCGCCTACAGTTTACGGATTTGAAAGGGTTGGCACCGGATGCGGATTAATTGCGCCACAAGCAGTTGCTAGCATTGATGATGGTGCGTTTTGGATGGGTGCTAACGCCTTCTATGTTTATGATGGATCAACCGCAAAAGAAATCCAGTGTGATGTCTTAGATCATGTTTTTGATGATATTAACAGGTCTCAAGCGAATAAGGTTTGGGCGGTTTCAAACCAAAAAAGCGGAGAGGTGTGGTGGTTTTACCCTTCAGCATCATCTAGTGAGCCAAATAAATATGCTGCTTATGACTACAAGCGAGGTTATTGGCTGATAGGAGAAATCACAAGGACAGCAGGAGTTGATGCTGGGGTTTATTCATACCCTGTGTGGATTGAAAACACTGGGTACTTGTATTATCACGAAAGAGGTCTGTCTCATGGCGGTGTTTCACCCTTTGCCGAAACTGGCCCTATTATGATTCAGACCGGCGGCAATGTGGTAAAGGCAACCAATTTGATTCCCGACGAGGAAACGCTAGGGGACGTTTCTTTAACTTTTAAGACAAGATTTTATCCTACTGACACAGAATATACTTACGGCCCTTTTTCAACATCAAACCCCACAAGCGTTCGCTTTACGGGTCGTCAAATCCGAATGAGGATAAATGGAAGTGACTTAAAAGATTGGCGAGTTGGATCTATGAGGCTAGACATTCAGCCTGGGGGTAAAAGGTGAGCGTTGGAGAAAGACCCCCGCCGCCTTCTGGGGATAAATGGAAGCCTTATGCCGAAAGGCTTTCTGACTATTTGGTAAGAATAAGGTCTCGACTAGCCTTTCTGTCTACAAATGAGTCCGCGTTTGATGATGGTGTGATTTTATGGAGTCCTACCGGATATCCTGTAGTATCAAAAAATGGCGAGTATCGCCAAATTGTATTGGCTGACGGTTATGGATTTTTCTACAACAACTCAAGCATTGCTCTTACGGCCAACACCGCAACGCCCATAACATATACGGCTGACGCAAATAACGAGTCTTTACCAATATCTGGCTCAGAAATTACTTTTGAAGAGAGCGGCAAATACTTAATTTCGTTTTCCGCAGAAATATCGTCATCGTCTAGCAGTACGGTCAATTTTGCTTTTTGGCCTAGAATAAATGGATCCAATGTTGCAAACAGCACGATGAGAAACGCGCTACATCAAAATAATTCCACCTTGGTTGTGTCGCGGACTGCGTTGTTTTCACTTTCGTCGGGAGATGTGCTTCAGGCGATGACAGCCTCGGATAGCTCTTCAGGATCATTATCAGCAACGACATCTGCAATAGCGGGTGAGCCAGCATCGCCATCTTCAACGATTAGCATAATGAGAATTAGTCAATAACGAGTGATATAATGAGTATTGATGAAGAAATGGAAAGATGTCGTGAATGGATTGAGGCGGCTTTGGACTGTGGTGGCAACACTCACGATTTTTATGATGTGCTGGAAAATGTTAAAGCTGGTTTAATGCAGTTTTGGCCCGCCGAAGACGCTTGCGCGGTCACAGAGATTGTTTCATACCCCAAAAAAAAGGTGTTACATATTTTTCTTGCAGGCGGGAACATGGAAACTATCATCTCAATGAACGATTCTGCGGAGCAGTTTGCAATGCTAAATGAGTGTTCTGGGATGAGTATTGCAGGCCGAAAAGGGTGGAAAAAAGTCTTGCAGGATAAAGGCTACAAAGAAGCGTTTACAACATTAGGGAAGGACTTGATATGAGTGGCGGAAAAGGCGGCAGTCAAACGTCTAGCGTAGAGATACCAGCTTGGGCGGAGACAGCTATGCAGGAAAACTTACAGCGAGCTAGGCAAGCGGCTCAAATTGGGTATCAACCTTATTACGGCCCTGACGTGGCGGCCTTTACTCCGATGCAAGAGGCAGGAATGCAAAGCTCTTATGATGCTGCTGCCGCTTACGGACTAGTTCCGCAGGGGGGGAGCGCTATGGCTGGAGTGCCTCAAGCCCAAGAATTTGCCGGAGGCGTGAGGGGTTATTCATCTGGTGACTTATTTGAGCAAGCTAGGGCGGAGTTTGAGGCTAGAAACCCTAGACAAGCGCAACAGTATAATCAGCTTTTTGTTCCTTACGGAACCGCAGAAAGCAACCCAAATCAAAATGTAATCACCCTGCCAGACGGAACAACTATCCCTTTTTCTGGGGGCGGCACACCAATCAATCCTTTTAATTTTAATTTTAGTTAAGCAGGTATTCTTATGTCACAACCAGGATCAGGCCAGCCAATGATGGCGACGCCAGGAAGTGCTAACCCAGAAGCAGGATTTTCACAGCCGTTTTCAGCTTCAAATCGTTTTAACCAGCTAGCGGGCGGATCAAATAGAATGCGCTCTGGCGCTGGGAAAGGTGGCGGTCAAGTGCAAACAGCCCCATCTGGGCCTGCAACCCCTATGTCAAATCAGCCTCCAAATATGTTTAATCAAGCATCGCAAGCAATTCAGTCGGGAATGGCTGGCGCATATGGAGAAATGGGATATCAGCCGATGATGGTAGACCCAAACATGGGGATGGGTACAGGCCAGTCTGTAGGCCAAGAGCAGATCAGTCAGTTTTTTAATCCCTACGAGAGCCAGGTTGTTGAAAGTGTAATGTCTGACATTGAGCGAGCCAGACTAATGCAGGCCAATCAATTGGGTGCTCAAACGCAGTCGGCAGGCGCTTTTGGCGGATCTCGGCATGGAATTATGGAGTCCGAGTTAGGTAGAAATGCCTTAGATCAAATGGCTCGATCTGCTGCCAATTTGCGGTTGCAGGGCTATAGCCAAGCTCTTGGCGCGGCGCAAAGTGAGGCAGACAGGCTTCAGCAGGCTCAGCAATTTGGTGCCGGGCAGGGCTTGCAGGCAATGCTGGCAAATCAAGCTGCTGGTCTCGCCGGTTCGGGGCAACGCTTAGCGGCGGGGCAGCAACTAGCGAATATCGGCAATATGGGATTTGGTCAGGCGCAAAGCGTTCAGGCCAATATGCAGCAACAAGGATTAATGCAACAAGCGCTGCAGCAACAGCTTATGGACGCATCAAGAAACCAGTATG